ATGGCTACCGTTGTCTCTATCTGCAATCTCGCCCTTTCCAATATCGGCAAGGACAATATCAACGATCTCACCGAAAAGAGCGCCGAGGCCCGCGCCTGCAATCAGTTCTATGCGCAGACGCGCGATGTGCTGCTGCAGTCCTTTCCTTGGGCTGCGGCCGGCAGGACGCTGGCGCTGGGCGCGCTGGACAATGACAAGCCCGGTGTCTGGCGTCATTCCTATGCGCGGCCGGCCGATTGCCTGCAGATCCGCTGGATCAGGCCGCGCTATTCCGCTGATGCCGCAGCACCGCCGGAAACGCTCAACCCCGACCTCGACGAGGCCGGGTGCGAGATGCAATACCCTTACGCGCTCGAGGGCGACCGGCTCTATTGCGATCTCTCGCCCGCACTCCTGCGCTATACCTGCCGCCTGACCGACCCGACGAAATATGCGCCGCTCTTCGTCGAGGCGCTCTCCTGGCATCTGGCCGTCCGTCTCGCCATGCCGCTGACGCGCGATCCGAAGATCCGCGCCGATGCGATGGCGCTCGCCCAAAGCAGCCAGCGGGCGGCCGAACAGGCCGAGGCCAATCAGGTCAGGCATACGAGCGAGAATTTCGTCAGCGAGCTGATTGCGGTGCGCGCCCATGGCTGATTTCCGCGCCTACCAGCCCTCCTTCACCGCAGGCGAACTTTCGCCCGCACTCGGCGCCCGCGTAGATCTCACCAAATATCAGAGCGGCCTGCGCACGGCGCTGAATGTCTTCGTGCATCCGCATGGCGGTGTGTCGAACCGGGCCGGACTGCAATTCATCCACGAGATCAAGGACAGTTCGAAACAGGCCCGGCTGATCCGCTTCCAGTTCAATACCGAGCAGACCTATATCCTGGAATTCGGCCACCAATATATCCGCATCTTCCGCGATGGCGGGCTGGTGCTGTCGGGTGCAGCCCCCTACGAGGTCGTGACCGCCTATACGGCTGATGACGTGCAGGACCTCGTCTTCGTGCAGGAAGCCGATGTGCTCTATCTCTGCCACGTCAATCATCCCGTGCGCAAACTCGGGCGTCTCGCCGATAATAACTGGACGCTGACGTCAGTCCTGTTCAAGCCGCTGATCAATCCGCCGGCGGGCACACCATCGGTCACCAAGCCCGGCGATACATCGGGCAAGCCCGGCTATATGGCAACCACATACCGCTACTGCATTTCCGCCGTCGCCGACAGCGGCGAGGAAAGCCTGCCGTCGAATGCCGGCGCGGTCGTCAACGATCTCGCCATTCAGGGCGGCATCAACCGTGTCACCTGGGCGGCGGCGTCAGGCGCGGCGCGCTACATCGTCTACCGCGACGACAACGGCATTTTCGGCTATGTCGGCGGCACGACGGGCCTGACCTTCGACGACGAGAACATCACGCCCGATCTCTCCGACACGCCGCAGACGGGCCGCAACCCCTTCAATGCGGCAGGCATCTATCCGCGCTGTGTAACCTTCATCGAACAGCGCCTCGCCTTTGCGTCGACGCTGAAGGATCCGCAGGCCGTCTGGCTCAGCCAATCCGCCAATTACGAAAATTTCGGCGTCTCCTCGCCCGCCAAGGCAAGCGATGCCGTGACCTTCCGCATCCGCGCAAGGCAGGTGAATGAGATCCGCTCGATGATCTCGGTGCGCGGCCTGCTGCTCCTGACATCCGGTTCCGAATGGATCGTCACCGGCGGCTCGACCGCGGATGCGATTTCGCCCTCCGCCATCAAGCTCGACAACCAGGGTTATCGCGGGGCCGCCAAAGTGCAGCCGATCGTCGTCGGCAATACGGTGCTTTTTGCCCAGCGCCTTGGCGGCGTGGTGCGCGATTTCTCCTATGACTACACGCAGGACAGCTATGTCGGGAAGGACCTGACCATCCTTGCCCGCCACCTCTTCAAGGGGCGGGAAATCGCGGCCTGGGATTACGCGCAGGCGCCCGATTCCGTGGTCTGGGTGGTGCTGGACGACGGCGCGCTTGTCTCGCTCACCTACATGAAGGAGCAGGATGTCTGGGCCTGGACCCGCCATGAAAGCGGCGCCGATGCCAGCTTCGAAGATGTGACCGTCATCGAGGAAGATGGCGAGGATGTGCCCTATTTCATCATCCGCCGCATGATCGATGGCGTCGAGAAGCGCTATATCGAGCGCTTGCACAGCCGCGCCTTCGACGATGTGCAGGATGCCTTTTTCGTCGATTGCGGGCTCACCTATTCCGGCCCGCCGACATTGGTTCTCAACGGCCTCTCCCACCTCGAGGGACAGGAACTGGTGGCGCTGGCCGATGGCAACGTCGTGCGTAATCTCACTGTGGCAGGCGGCAGCGTGCGGCTGCAGAACGCGGCGGCGAAAATCCATATCGGCTTGCCGGTGACGGCAGCGATCCAGACGCTCGATCTCGATGTCGGCCAGGTGCAGGGCCTCGGCACCGTGCAGGGCCGCACCAAATCCGTCTCCGAAGTGACATTCCGCGTGGAAAACACCCGCGGCATCTTCACCGGCCCTGCCGATGGCGAGCGCGATGGCGGCACGCTGGTGGAATACAAACAGCGCCGCAATGAAAACTGGAACGAGGCGATCAGCCTCTATACCGGCGATCTGACCATCACGCCCTATTGGGACTGGAACACCAGCGGCGCCATGTGGGTGAAGCAGTTCGACCCGCTGCCAATGACCATCCTCTCCATCATGCCGGATGTCACCCTTGGCCGCTGAGATTGCGATCACGCCGGCGAGACCCGGCCATATCAGAGAGATTGCCGCGCGGATGCGGATGGCAGACCGCGAAGAAGTCTTCGCCGCCTCGGGTCGCTCGCCACTGTCTGCCCTTTCCTTCTCCTACCGCCATTCCTCGCTTGCCTGGACCGCCCTTTTCGATGGCCGGCCGGAAGTGATGTGGGGTGTCGGCGATATCAGTATCTTGACCGGCATCGGCGCACCCTGGCTGCTCGGCACGGATGCGGTCGAAGAGAATTTTCGCGCCTTCCTGCGGATATCGCGCGATTGGCCGGCTCAACTGTTGAGCCGCTATCGCTTGCTCAGAAACTTCGTGGATGCCCGCAACACGGTCTCGCTCCGCTGGCTCGAATGGCTGGGTTTTCGGCTGTTCGAGCCGGTGGAGATCAACGGACATCAATTCCGGCTATTCGAAATGGGAGCAGCAGATGTGTGATCTTGGTCTTGCTTTGACGCTCGGCTCGACGCTGCTCGGCGCCGCCGGCCAGGTGCAGCAGGCAAAAGCGACCAGCGAGGCGAATAAATACAACGCCCAGGTCGCCGAAATGAATGCGCAGATTGCCGACAAGCAGGCAAAGGACGCGATCGAGCGCGGCAAGCAGGAAGAGCAGCAGAAGCGCATGCAGACCTCGCAGCTCGAAGGCCGCCAGCGCGCCGCGATAGCCGCAAACGGCGTCGACCTTTCCTTCGGCTCGCCGCTCGACACGATCGTCGACACCGCCAAGATGGGCGAGATCGATGCGCTGAACGTGCGCACCAACGCCTATCGCGACGCCTATGGCTACAAGGTGCAGGGCACCAACCAGCTGGCCAGCGCCAAGCTCGACCGCATGCGCGCCGATGCTGCCGTCAAGGGCGGCTATCTCGATGCCATCGGCACCGTGCTCGGCGGCACCGGCAAGGTCTACAGCCAGGCGAAATCGCTCGGATATATCAAGTGAGGTGAAGAATGCCGACTGTTCCGACCTATCAGGATACGCAGCAGCACGTCCCGCTCCGCCCCGAATATACCGAGGGCTTTACGGTGAAGGCCGATGCCGAGGCCTTCGGCTCGGCGATCGGCAAGGACATGCAGGGCCTGGCGACCGGCATGGGCACGCTCGGCGAGGCCGTGGTAGAGGTGGAGAAGCTTGATAATGCCAATGCCGCCAAGGATGCGCAGACGAAGCTCGACGACTGGCAGCGCGACGGGCTTTACGGCAAGAGCGGCTTCCTGACGCTGACCGGCCGCGCCGCCGTGGAAGGCCGCGCCGCCTTCGAAAAGCTGGCCGAGCAGAAGCGCGCCGAATTCGGCAAGGGCCTGACGCCGGGTGCCGCCCGCACCTATGAGGAAACCAGCCGCGCCAGCATGAACACGCTGCTGGACAGCACGATCCGCCACACATTCGACCAGCGCAAGGCGTGGTTTGCCGAGACCTCCAGCAAGAGCATCAAATCCGCCAGCGCCGGCGCCGTCGCCGTCTACAGCGATCCGGCCAAGGTGGATGCCGAGATCGGCAAGGGTGTGGCTGAGATCGAGCATCAGGGCCATATGCAGGGCTGGAGCCAGGAAAGGCTCGACCAGGAACGCGCCCGATTCGTCTCCGACACGACGAAGAATGTCGCGCTGCGCATCGCCAATGACAGCGCCATCAAGGCCGAGCAATATGTGAAAGACGCCGGCGACCGGATGCTGCCGGCCGACAGCACCGCCCTGCTGAAATCGCTGCAGCCCGCCGTCACCGAGGAAAAGGCCCGGCAGAACACCACCGACATCATCGCCGGCCGGCCGCCGACCTATACCGGTACGCCTGACGCCAGTGCCTCCCCCACAGCGGCCACCGCAAACGCCGATAGCGGTACAGGCGGCCAGCCGCAGACCGGCAGCCCGGTTCAGCCCTCCACAGCAGGCGCAAGAACCACCGGCCTCGAAACGGATGACGCCGGCAGCAGAACCGGAAGCCGCACACTTGGCGCGCCGCCTTCGACGGGCAAGACCGCAGCCCCGCAAATCGTCCGCTCTCAAACAACTGGCCAGCAACCCGCCGGCCCGCAGGTATCGACCACTCAGACCCCGCCGCGCCAGCCGAGCGGCCCGGAGGATTTCCGCACCGTTGCCGCCACGCTTACCTTCCCCGGCAAGGCGAAGGACGATCTGGCGCTGGCCAGCTTCGTGAGAAATGCCGCCGGCACCACAGTCGCCCCGTCGCTCCAGCCCTGGTTGACCGACGTCACGGGAGCCCTCCTCGGCACGGCCGCAGCCCCCGCCGGAAGCACTGCGGCCGATGCCACAAGCTTCCGCCATTTCGGCCTGCCGACGCAGACACCCCGCCCCGGCGACATCGTCGTGCTCGGCCTGCCTCAAAGCAAAGGCGCCGGGAAGAACGGCGGCAACGCCCCGGACGATCGCGAGAAGGGCCAGATCGGCATCTTCCGCGGCTACGATGCCGACGGCAACATCCTCGTGCTCGGCCGCGATCCCAGACGCGCCGGCGAAACCGTGCTGACGGCCCACGCCGCAAGCCAGGTCATCGGCTTCCGCACATCCGGCATCGTCGACGAGAAGACGATGACCTTGCCGAACTACAATCCAGAGAGCTTGCGCAGGATCGAAGAAAGCCTGAACAGCATCGCCGACCCCGCCTTGCGCGCTGCCACCGAGGCACAGCTGAACGGCTATACCGTCTCGCTGAAGAAGGCGATCGACGCCCAGCGGGTGCAGGTGCAGGAATGGGCTAATAACCAGGTCATCGCCGACCCGAGCTTCGACCCGACGAAACTGCCCGTCCACATCCAGCAGGCCATCGGCCCATCCGGCATGCTGACGCTGCGCGACTACAAGGAAAAAGTCCGCGCCTACGGCCAGCCGGCGACGGACACGCAGACGCTCTACGACCTGCAGACCGAGTTCGCCAGGGATCCGGCAGCCTTCTCGCAGATCGATCTCCTTGAGTATCGCTCCATGCTCTCCGACAAGGATTGGGAAAAGGCCACCGGCTGGAGACAAACAGCGCTCACCGACCTGCGCAAAGCCCGGCTCGAAAGCCTGGATATCAATAGTGCCTTCGAACTCGCAAAACCTCAGCTGGAATCGCTCGGCTTCTTCGCCCAGGACGGCGGCTTCGCCACCTCCTACAGTGTCCCGCGCCGCGTCGCCGAGTTCCGGTTAGCGCTCCTGGATCAGATGGACGTATTCAAGGACAAGAACGACGGCCAGAACCCGACCCAGAGCGACATCCAGAAAATGATCAACCGCCTGCTGTTCCCGATCGTCATCAGCTCGCCGGGCTCATTCGTCACTGGCTGGACTCCCACAGAGAAGCGCGGCTACCTTTATCAGGCCAACTCGCTTGCCGACGATCAGAGCTACGATATCGCCGTAGAATATCAGGATATTCCACGCGATCTCAGGCAGTCGATCGAGGCGGATCTGACGAAGAAAAACCGCAGGAAGCCGTCTCAGGATGAAATTGCGAATGAATACGAAACATTCATACTCAATCGTTGAGTGACAGGGAAAAACCTGGCGGCGGGAAATCGCGGGCACCCCGGCCAAAGCCTCACTTCCCGACCGACGCCTTCTCGAACTTCCCCTTCAGTCTTACCACCTCATCCGCCGTCCACCCCGGCGGGTCCGTTACCGCCAGCCACGCATCGATATAGTGCTGCGGCGCGTAGACATGGCCGTAGCCCATTGGCGAAGTCGTGGCGATCATCGCGTCGAAACCGAGTTGCAGGGCGGTGATGATGGGGTACCAGCGGAAGGCGGGAGAAACGTCGGGGCCTCGCGTGCCTATCATCCAGTCCGGTTCGCGGTACAGCGCCCGCCAGTCGAAGAAGGTGACGGGATCGCTGGCATATTGCAGGAAGACGATGCGGACCGGCCCCCAGGCGGCACCGGCAGTGGTGGCCGACGTCCACTGATTGGAAAACCGGATCATGCTGCCATCGCGAAATTGCGGCAGCCAGGCCGGCGATCCGGGATTGCGGTTTGCGGTCAGATAGGACCATGTGGCACTCGCAAAGGGCGGCCCGCTCCACAGCGCCCCCTGGAACGGATCGTCAAACACCTCAAAGAGATTGAAGGACGACTGAGAATTCAACGCACCGAGGCTGAGGCCGTGCAGATAGAGTTTCGGGCGATGATCGCGCGGCAGCGTGCGCCAATAGCCATAGATTTCCCGAAACAGCGCCCTTGCCGTATCGGACCCATATTCCGGCTCGACCATCAGTGACAGCCAGCTGCTGAGATAGGAATATTGGATCGCGGCGCTCGCCACATCGCCGCGCAGCAGATATTCGACCGTATCCAGGGCTTCCGGGTCGACCCAGCCGGTTCCCGTCGGCACGACGACGATCAGGGAGGATCGCTCGAACGCACCCTGGCGCTTGAGTTCGGCAAGCGCGAGGCTTGCCCGCGCCTCTGCACTGTCTGCGCTGTTGAGGCCCACATAGACCCGGATGGGATCTTTTGCGGGAGAGTTCAGGAAGGCGCCGATCTGGTCCCGCGTCGGGCCAGAGGTGATGAAATGACGGCCCCGTCGGCCGAGCTCCTCCCAATTCACGAGAGAGGCCGCACTTCCCGTTCTGGCGGGATCGTCCGGCATCGGCGTATCATCGTCAATCAGCGCATCGGCCTCCCGGAAGGAGGAATCGACGACGCGCAGCGCGACATGGAACAGCACGCCGTCGACGACAGTCCAGAAGGCGAAGGCCGAAATCAGGATTGCGGCAAGGGCGGCGATCCGCCTGGGGACGACCCGGCTCGCGCGTTCATAACTCGCAACCACCATCATCTTGAAAAGCCGGCCGATCGCGACGAGCAGGATGAAGACCACGGCTGCGGTGAGGATCAGCAGGAAGGGCTCGATCGTGGCATTGGGCGGAAGCTGCATCAGCGCCCGCACGGAAATCTGCCAGGATGACGCCTGCCACACGAAAAACGCCGCGATCAATACGCCCGCTATGACCGCGACCGATCGCACTATCCATCCGGGGCTGAACCGGAACGACGGGATCTCGAGATAGATCCAGAGCCATTGCAGGATGACGCCGCAGAAATAACCGACCGCAGCGCTGGTGCCCGACAGGGCACCCTGCACAAACCACGACCGCGGCATCAGGCTCGGCGTCAGCGAAAGGCACAGGCAAAGCAGCGCGAAGAAAAGACCCAGCCACGAAAGCGGCCTGACGGAAACGATCGCCTGATATCGCATCATTGCCCTCACACCATGCCGAATGCTGCACCTCCCTGTTTTATGTCAGGTTTTGCATACAATCCAGAAGCGATGTGTCGGCGTATGGTGTGCCGTGCGGAGGCCGCTATGGTTTCTCGTAAAAATGTCCGTAGATTGCCTGACCGTAATGGTCTTCTTCTTCGGCGAAGTTTTTCTCACGAAGATAAAACGCGCGATATTCCCTATCGATATCTGTTCGAGCGAGGGTGATGTTGCTGTTTCCCCGCTTCCTCATCTCCTCGACGAGCGAGTTTAGAACGAAGCTGGCGTAGAAATCGAAATGCTTTCGGCGGCAAATATAGCATTTGTCATTCGTCACTAGGAACACCCTGAGATCGGTCCATGATCGGTAGAGATGATGACATTCTCCCCAACCTCCAAGACTGCATGCCCAACTGTCCGGAACTCAGCGCTACGCTTCACGACCAGGTTTTTACCCGCCTTGGTGAAATAACGAATTCGCTTATAAGTGGTCACCAGCTTCTGGATGATACCACCTCGATTTCTATAGGATGCTCTGTCTTTTGTCACACAACCCTCCATTGGGAAATGGTGTTTGTAGCTTGGCAACTTAGCCAATACCAGAACTGCTAGACCGATGGTCTGTTGAACATGCACTGGCATCCTGGAAATGAGAGAGTTCGCCGGTACGATTATCCGACGAAGGCGTTTAGCCCGTCCGCTCAATCTCGCCACTCATTCCAAGTCGGTTGCTACTTCGACGATCCGCGACCAGTCCCCCACCGATTCCATCCTTAAGCGTTTGCCCAGCGAAATTGGCGTCGCTCCGCGTTCCTCACTCAGCGATTCCAAGCAGGCGGTCGGCGGGATCTCCAGGCCCGACGCGCACTGCATCTTCGTCAGGTCACGCAAACAACCTTCTGGAACCTATGGTCGGCAAAACAAGAGGCACGACGACATGACCATCTCGAGTGAAGTAAATCGATCCGGCCCTTATGACACAAACGGTGTAACCACGGCCTTCGAATACAAATTCAAGATCCTTGAACCTCAACATCTGCAAGTGATCCGCACGGACGCCTCTGGCACGGATACGATCCTTGTACTGGATGCCGATTACACTGTGACCGGCGTTGGCAACGATGGCGGCGGCAGCGCGCTCATCACTCCTGCCCCAACCGAAGGCAGCCGGATAACCCTGCTGCTGGACGTGCCTTTTACCCAGGAAACCGACCTGGAGAATCAGGGCGCGTATTATGCCGAGACCGTCGAGCAAGCGCTCGACCTGATCGCGATGCGGCTTCAGCAACTGAAGGAACGGGCCGCCCGCGCCATTACCATTCCACCGAGTTACGATTCCGCCACCATCGACCAGCTTATTTCCAATGTGCTGGCGCTGAGCGGCAAAGGTGCGGCCATCGAAACCGTCGCGGCTGTGGCGCAATATCTGGAAACGGTCGCTGGTATAGCCGATGATATTCCTGCCGTTGCGGACCTCACGCAAATCGCCGGACAGAAGGCCACCGAAGCTGCCCAATCTGCGGCGGCTGCAAACGCAAGCTCCAATCTCTCGACCGCCTATGCGACCAATCCGGAAGATGTTCAGATCCCAGGCTCGGGCGGCCTTTTCTCTTCATTTCACTGGTATCGAAAAACGCTCGCACTCTACGGTTCGGTTGCCGCCGGCATCGCCGGAATATTTCACAACTCGTCCGCAAAGGCGGATATCACAGATGGCGACGAATTCGCGGTAGCTGACAGCACGGATAACTGGACCCTGAAGAAGGTTCTTGCGAGTAGTGTTGTCAAATATGTCTGCGTTGCCACCGGTTTTGATTTCTTTACAGGATTTATTCCGGCCTATGTCGGCGTTGCATCTATAACCATCGGCTCAGGCGTTGGCTGGTTTGGCGGCAAGAAGCATCAGACCACTATTGCCACGCCTAAGACGCTTGCTCAGCTGCTCGATACCGGTTCTGTGCAGCCATCAAAGACGTATTTCCTCTACGCCATCAGGAAGACAGCAGATGGCACTACGGATTTCGTGATGTCACTATCGGCATCGGAGGCAGGTGTCACGAAGCCGGTCGGCTGGGAATGCCTCTCCGGAGGCCGCGTTGGCTTGATCCTCACCAATTCATCGGGGAACGTCGTCCCGTTCTGGCAGACCGGTAATGAGGTCAACACCGATACCTACACGTGGTTTACCGCCAACACCAATGTGCAGGGCCTGGCAATTCCGAGCAATATCCCCATGGGATTGAGTGTCGATGTCTCGGTGCTGATCGACACCGTTGTGGCAAGCACCGGGCAGGATTGCATCGGGAGCGTCTCAGATGCTGCTGCCGCCAACTACACCACTGCTGCTGCCCATCAGGTGCGGTGCCGGTCACGCTCGGGCAACGATTATCCCGATCAAAGCGCGGCTGCGGGCAAGGCGCGCAGCAATGTCAATGGCCAGCTCTGGAGGTACGCAGCGGTGACAAGCACGGCCGCTGCGGCCACCTTCTTCGTATGCGGCTGGCATGACTACACCTGCAAGAGGCTATTTGCATGACAACTGTGTACGTTCGCTACGACAGCGCCGGGACGATCCTTGAAATATTCACCCGCGATCAGCCCAATTTGGATCTCATCGCTCATGACGACCAAGAGCCTGCGATTGCGAAATACCTCCGCGACCCCACGGGATCGGAAGATCGCTTCCCCACCCTCAGGAAGTGGCAGCTCTGGCTCGCCGCGCTCGAACTCGAACCACCGATTTTCAAGGCGGATGTCTTGGCCACGATCAACGACATGGCCGGCATGTCGGCCAGGGACAAGGAAACGATCCGCATCATGATCGAAGACGCGCAGGAATATTCCCGTGAAGACCCGCGCATCGATCTGCTCGCGGTCGCCATGGGCATCCCGCCGAACCAGATGGACGACCTCTGGCGATGGGCGGCCCAGATCGAGCCCGTGTGACCCGCACCGACCTGAGGCCACAGGCGGGACCAGCCCATCGGGCCGGCCCCGCTTGGCGATCACCTCATTGCGGCAGCGGCCTGCCCGTCTGCTCGGCCATCATGTATTCCGCATACCAGTCCGACCAGTTCTCGTCGTGTTTTCCGCCATTGCGCTTCTCATGCTCGCCATGTGCTTCAGCCGCCCGGCGAAGTCCCGCGGCGAGGTCTTTCGCCGTGCCGAAGGCGGCGAGGTCGGAGGTGATGCGGCCGGGCAGCCGGGCGGTGATTTCCTGGAAGAGCCAGCCATTGCCGTCAGGATCGCTGAAGGCCGCGAAGGAACGGTAGCTGCCTCGGTCCGGATCGGGGCCGCCGACCCGGCGCCGGCCGAAAAGATAGGGCACATCGGGGCCGTTATAGACCTCCCCCTCGGGATGGAAGGCCTCGCTGACCTCGACACCACGCTCCTTGAGCTCCTTTCGTGTCGCCTCGATGTCGGAGACGATGAGATAGAGGCCCTGCGCGGAGCCGGGCGCTGCCGG